GTGTGAATCATGGCGATTATATCTAAACCGCGTTGTAAAGTGTGTAATTCTGACCAACGCGCGGAAATTGAGGAGTATTGTCGAACCCATAAGCCAAATAACTCGTGGCAAAAGTTGGCTGCGATGGTTTATCGCGATCTAGGGTTGAAAATCGGCCAAACATCCTTATGGAACCATATGCGACTCCATTGCGACATCAAGGACGAGGTCATGGAGGAATACGCAAAAGCCCGCATGAAAGACACCTGGGAAGACAACCACGTCTGTCAGAACGGATCACCGGAACTCCAGGCGATTTACGAGGCTCAGAGCGTAGAAGCAGCTAAATTCCACATCGCACACCATGTCGAGGAGATAAGGAAACTTGATGAGATAATCAAGCGGGATTTTGACCTTTACATGAAAACCGCAGACCGTTTGTCAGAACAACTTCGTCGTGGGCGCACTCCGGAACGGGAGTCAATCCAACTCCTGAAAACCCTGAACAGCAATTTGAACACGTCGATGAAGACGAGGATGGAACTGCTCGGTGAAGACGCGGCTAGCAGGGTTGCGGATTCGCTCGAAACGTGGCTTGATCTGGTGAACAAGTTAGAATGATATCTAAACGCGCGATTGAGGCGATATTACTCAAGTCTCGGAACGATCCGGCGTGGTGGATTCGCACTGTGCTCGGTAAGAATCCGTGGGAAATGCAAGTGGCGATCATGGAATCTGTGCGGGATAATCCAGAGACTGCTGTAGCATCCTGTCACGGTGCGGGAAAGAGTTTTATCGGTGCGAACACGGCGCTTTGGTTCTTATACACCCATAAACCCTCAATTGTCATCACGACGGCTCCAACAGACCGGCAAGTGCGCGGGATTCTGTGGAAAGAGATTAGAATGTCCCATTCCAGTGCTCTGAAGCCGCTTGGAGGCCGGTTGCTCTCTCAGGAGTTGAAATTGGACGATAACTGGTGGGCATGGGGTTTCACGGCTCCAAGTTACGATCCCAACCGTTTCCAAGGGTTTCACGAGCAAAACGTGCTAGTGGTTGCAGACGAGGCCGCTGGTATCTCTGAAGAGATTTACGAGGGCATAGACGGCGTGCTTTCGTCGGAACACGCCAGATTGCTCATGATTGGGAACCCGACGAACGCAGGGGGCCGGTTCGGGAAGGCATTCAAAACGCCTGGGGTAGCCAAGTTTAAGATATCGGCCTTCGATACGCCGAACTTTACGCATTTCGGGATCACCGAGGACGATATCCTGTCAGGTGAATGGCGGCAGAAGATGACCGACGCCTTACCGCACCCATATCTGGTAACGCCGCATTGGGTGGAGCGTATGTCTAAGAAGGGGGTCAATTCACCGTTTTATCAGTGCCGTGTCCTGGCTAAGTTTCCTTCGCAGGAACCTGACACGCTTATTCCCCTGGACTGGATCGATTCAGCCGTTCGGCGCAATTTGCGGGATGACGACCCGTTACCGGTCGAATTGGGGGTTGATGTGGCTCGTTTCGGTACGAATGAGACGGTTGTGACGCTGCGTACAGGGAATCGGGCTGAAATTATCAAGCGGTTTCGGCATATCGATACAATGCAGACAGCAGGCCAAGTAGCACGCTTGATTCAAGATTGTAATGCCGAAGTAGCCAAGATAGACGCGGATGGAATCGGGGCAGGCGTGTACGATCGACTGAAAGAACAGCGTTTCCCGGTACGTGCCATGCATTCCGGTGCAAAAGCCCGCGACAACACCAAGTTCATCAATACGCGGGCGGAATGGTGGTGGAATCTTCGATCACGGTTCGAAGAAGGCACGATTGACATCGAGGACGACGATGACCTTATATCCCAGTTGTCGAATATCAAGTACAAATTGAACTCGCAGGGCCGCATTCAGGTAGAAAGTAAAGAAGATATGCGGAAACGTGGTGTAGAGAGTCCGGATCTCGCGGATTCCTTAATGTTGGCCTTTGCTCAGGCAAAGAATCCACCGGCACGAATCCGGGCACGTAGCAGTAGGAGGCGTTGAAATGACAGGCAAACCATTTGCAGTTGTGACATCTGCTGGCAAGGCGGTCAGATATGACATCCTTGACCAGTATGCCGTGAAAGAGGAGTCTAAGCAACTTCCTCCGGATCGGTTTATCGAAAAGTATGGCGAGATGGGGCTCGTTCAGCCATTGTACAATCCGGAAGCGTTAGCTAAGCTAATAGAGGTCAATACGTACCACTATCGGTGTTGTAAGACCAAAGCGCGTGACGCTGCCGGTCTCGGATGGAGCATTAAGCCATTGGGCGGTAAGAAGAGTTCTACCGATAGCCCTGTTTATAAAGAGCTAGATTCTTTCTTCTCGGAATTACCAGAGACCTGCAGCCAAATTCTGGATAAATTGATGCTTGATTACGAAGCCGTGGGGTATGCTGCGCTTGAAATGGTGCGGGAAAATGATGACCCGGAAGGCAAGCCGGTTCTGCTAGCGCATGTGCCGGTTCACACCTTACGAGTCCACACTGACTTGAAACGGTTCGCACAGATCCGCAATGGCAAGAAGCGGTGGTTCAAGCGGGTTGAATATCCATACGACGTGCATAAAGACACCGGGGTGGTTTCGCCATTGAAATCCCTTCAGGCGGAAGATCGGGCGTCAGAGATCATTTGGTTCGTAAATTACACCCCAAGGAGCGATTACTACGGCTTGCCCGACATCATTCCGGCGATTGGGGCGGTTTGGGGCGATATTGCCCGAAGAGACTACAATATCGCCTTCTTTGACAATTACGGCGTGCCTGCGTACGCGATTTTCGTCTCGGGCAATTTTGATCCGGGAGAGGTTGATGAAACAGGGCGTACCGAGATGGAAAAGATGATCGAGGAGCATTTCGCTGAGCTAGCGAAGAATCCGCACTCGACGCTGATCCTTTCAGTACCGACAGAAGGCCGTGATGAGGAAGTCAAAATAGAGTTCAAATCGCTCTCTGCTGAAATAAAGGAGGCTTCTTTCCGGTTATACCGGAACGATAACCGGGACGAAATTCTGTCGGCTCACGGTATGCCGCCGTATCGCATAGGTGTGAATGAAACGGGCTCGTTAGGCGGATCCACGGCTGTAGAGAGCACCGAAATCTACAAGATGTCGGTGATCGAACCGAGGCAGGAGATGCTGGAAGCGGCTATAAACCGCTATATTATCTGGAGCGCGTTCCAGGCAGGCGATTGGGAGTTCAAACTCGCGGAGATTGATACTACCGACGAGAAACTCGATCTAGAGATCATCGCGAGATTGTTCGGGAAAGGGGCAATTACGCCGAACCAGATTATCCGGCACTTCAAAGACCGGTTCGGGCTGGAGGAAGTTGATCATCCGGCCATGAATGCGCATTACGTTGGCGGTAGGGCCATCGATATCGAAGAAGAGCTAATTCCCTCAGGTGAAGAAGGGTTGTTGGATGAAGCAGAAGAAGTGTTCCAAAAGTACCAGAGTGAGACTGAGCAGGCGCTCTTGTCGTTAAACCAGCGGTTGATTGAAATAGCGGAGAAGAGCCTGAAATGATGATCGTGGAGATGGCACAAGAGACGCACGCGACTCTGCGCTACCTTCAGGCGTGCAAGCGGGCTCTTCCTGCTGAAATAAGGCTGAACAGACGTACTAATACTCTTTTTAACAAGGTAATTACGGCAACGCTGACTGAACTGAAGCGCACAGGGCAGGTGCCGGGAGACGCGAGTGTGGTACGAGGAATAACGAGCGCTTTTGACCAGTACGGCCCAAAAATTCTTGAAGAAATCGCAAAAGAGACTGTACGTCAGGCGCAGCAAGGTCGGGGCAGGACTTTGCAGGAGGCCGGTTTATACACAATTTTACGGGACAAAGTTCCGCTGCCAGACCAAACCTACAACCTGATCAAGAACCGGGCTTTCGAGGCGTCTGCGCAGACCCTAACCCGCATGCGGGGTGACGTCATGGAGGTTCTCGCCCAATCCTATCGGGAAGGCCATGGTATCGATAAGGCGGCGAACCTGCTCAAAGACAAGTTCGTATCTATGCGCGATTACGAATTGGTGCGCATAGCGAGGACGGAAATCAATTCCGGACAGAACCAGGGTGCATATGAAACAGAGCGTGAATTACACATCAATTATCATATGTGGTGGTCTGCTGACGACGATCGGGTAAGAGACGGCACTACGAGCGATGCTGACCACACCTACATGCATGGACAGATCGTTCGGGTGGGCGACCCATTCTCTAACGGGTTGCTCTATCCAGGTGATATGAGCGGCCCGATTGAGGAATGGATCAACTGTCGGTGCCGGGTTGTGCCGTTTCTCATGCCTGAAGGATTTACGGCTCCAGCACAAGGATTCTTTTATGAGGAAGACCTTATACCAGTATCTTGAAAATTTCCTCTTTTCTTCCAGCAGAGATTATATATAGTAGTATGGAATAAGACTACCTTACTCAAAAGAAACGGTAGAGGTTTCGTATAAATGTTAATTAATGGTTCTAAACACCCGAATCCTGAAACATGGACGAGGGAGGTGCACAATTGGGATCT